GAATTTTAGTCACATACACGCCACTGTTGTGTTTGCGTACTTGCCCTTCGGACATTTGCCGTGCTGGAGTATGCTGAATTAGTTTCAGCAAAATTTCTCTATCAGCTAGGTCAATGTCTACATCTGCACTCATGGTTTGGCCAATGTTAGCACAACATTAAGACGCTCTTCAGCAATTGCCATAATTGTTTTGTACTCTTCAAGCGCAGACGCAACTGCTTGACTGTTCAGTGCCATTTGTTCTGCTTCCTTTTCCCAGGCCATTCGGCGCATGACCCATTGAAATGCTTCTTCGGCAGTTTTGGTCACATTCACAGTGGCATAACTGTCGTATAAGTGTCGCCAGGTCATGCCATCGTTGACTTCAAAGTAGTTGCCGTTGTGGCGGACCTGGCCAGCAATACCTTGTTGCACTTTGCTGGGATCCACATAAAATGTTCCGCTGCCTTCGGAACCTTGTACATTTAACCACTCGTTGCTACTGGAGTTGATACTTCGAATCATGTGTGTATTATAAAAAATATTTAAGGTAATGTCAACTCTTTGATCTTCTTATTAATTGCTCTAAATTCCTGATCCATAAGTTGATTAAGGTTGATTATACGATCTAAGTTTTGATACCGAACTTGCTCTAATTGCTTTTGATGTCCGACCCAATCAAAGTCTACTAGAGAATTGCACAAGTCAATTACTTTACCGACTCGCTTTTCAAAATCAGGCTCTTCATCATAGCTTTCGTCCCAAAACTTATCGTAAGTAGTAAACCCCATTGCCCTTAATTTTCTCAAATGCCCAACTGATGACATCATAACAAAAGGCATACCAGTCAGCAAGGGCTTTATGGTTTTTTCAGTTAAATTAAAAATATCAAAATCTTGATTATCGATAGTCGACTCTACTACCAATGCGTAGTAACATTGATTGTATATCTTCATCGGAATAGTATGACCAAGTGTATTCCAACCCGGCGGGAGCCCAGATGATAATACCAACTGAGTGTACTGCTGAAAATTCTTGGTACTAGTTTGTACAACATCATTGTGGGAAGATGGCATACCATAATCAATACCCTTGAATCGCATAATGTAATTTAAAAATGTTAAATTTTGATGGGCTTTTAGTATGAACTGGATACGATCGTGCCGATCTGTAGATGCAAAACAAACAAATTGATGAGGTTTAGGGTAACTAAAATCATAAATTTTATTTTGATTAAACCCAATTGGCCTATTTGAATTTAACCACATATCTGCATATTCGTATAGGTCGTTGGAAAAAGTAAATAATGTGTACAACGATGCATCATACTCAGTTGGGTTCCACTGTCCGTTTGAAAAAACAATGTAGTGCCTATTAGGGTTTATGCCTTTGTTTAGCGGTAGTATGTCTGCCCCTCTGGACAATGCGTCGATTACTACAATTGGCTCTGCGCAATTTTCAATATCGTACTTCATAGTCCATAGAAAACACGGTAATCCGGTTTCTGAGTTGGCTATTAATTCTTCAACATTGTCTCCGTTGAAGTTTTGATATTTTGCCCAACTACTGTACTTGTGTAGAAATTGTGCTAATGTGCCAGTGTTTGCTATGTTGAGATTAATGTTATCCATTTGCTAGCCCTTTCATTGCTAGTTCAAAATTTTCCATCACTTGATCTAGCCTACAAAACATAAAGTTTCTAATATTTTTACAAGATATAAATTCAAGTTGTTCTCGGTGTGCTTCCCAATCAAAAGTTTGTAACTGGTTGCACAAGTCAATTACTTTACCGACTCGCTTTTCAAAATCAGGCTCTTCATCATAGCTTTCGTCCCAAAGATTACCCCAGGTTTCAAATCCATATTTTCTAAGTTTTTTAAGATATCCTGGTGTGGAAATAATAACTGTCGGAGAGCCCATTATTGCTGGTTTAAGAAATTTATCAGTGATAAAAAATAAATCTTGACCATCGGTGTTGTCCTGATTAGACTCTGAAACCAAAGTAAAATATGTTTGATTGTATATTCCGGTGGGAATTTTATTTGCGATACTATTTATATTGTGATCAAATTTTAATTTATTTGAATTTTCAAATCCATCGCCGATTAGTTTAGAGCTTGTTTTATCAGCACCTTGATAATCATCATTGATAAACGAGTCTGAAAAATTATTGGGATTTTCTAGAATTTTGCCCGAATATTTTAAAATATAATTTTTATGATTTATATTTGCTTGAATTTGATTCACAACATAATCACGGTCAGTTAGTTTAGCACCTATTGTTAAATTAAATAAAGTTTTCTTAGGGTAATCAAACCGATATCTATCAACATACATAAATGAGCTATAACTTTGATCAGTGACTATAAATCCTCTACTATATATCCACCACTTCATAATATGGCTTACTAGTGTGTAACTAATAGGTAAATTCACTTTAGCAGGATCCCACTCGGCTGATGAAAATATAATGTAATGAGGTCCAGGTGCGTACTGTTTATAAGCTGCCAGTATTCGTCTAGATGCACCTTCGGCCACTGAGTCAATTGCAATAATCGGTTCTTTACAATTATTAATTGCGTCTATATTTCTATAGTCGAAACAGGGTATACCAGAGTTGCCATTGACTGCAACTGGTTCACGAGTCGTCCCTATACTTTTGGATATGCACCAAAAATTGTATTGATCAAGAAATTGATTTATTTGTGTTGTGCCTGATGCAAATTCTATTGCCATGCTACCATCCTGTTGTTTTTAACATTTCTTCAATGTATACCTTGTTGGCAAGGTAGTCTCTGAACTTGTTTGCCCATATGTCTGAGTTGATCATTGGCCAAATTATTTTAACTTGTTCTTCGTTTAGTCGATCTAAAAATTCAATGCCACTGGCACAATTGTATACCACCCACGGACTTATTCTTCCTGTGCTGATGGCATAGCAGATAAGATTTTCACTGCCGTACCTTAGATAATCTTGACTGGGGTTGCCAGTTGCTTCTGCCCAGTCCAGTGAATGTTCTAGTGCACGAGCCAGTGCATCGTCTATGGGTTCGGTCTTGAGATAATCCAACAAGTAGTCTCCGTAAAAACTGTCCTTGCACCATTGATCTATTTTTTTATTATTGGTCAACAACCATAACATGAACTTTTCTGGATTTATAGCACGAATACTAACACAGTATCTTCCCCACTTGACAAATGCTCTATAGTACGGACTTGTTTTAAAATCATCCCAGGTTTTTAATTTTGCAGAACCTTGTTGCATCTCATAAAATTTGATGTAGGCTCTGTAACCCAACTGTACTCCACGCTCGGACTGTTCTTGGTCGCGGCGTTTGGGTTCGCACATGTGAACTTGCAAACTTGATTCTTTTAAAAAACTTTTTGTGCAATATTCGCAGGTGTACATTACGCTTGTCCGTGATCTTTGATGTAAGCATCTAGTTCTTTTTTAGAAACTATCTTACTCATCAAATCTATTTCGTCTTCTTTGTAGTGTGGGTAAAGTTCTCTCAATTGCTTTTTCATGGCACTGGCGCCTGTTTCTTTTTTCTTGAGAGAGATCCAGTTATGCTTTAGTGTGCCAACATCTGGGCTCACTGCTGTGGCACACAACCATTGCAGTTTAGGATGCTTGTGTAGAGAGAAAAAATGTTTGTTGAGATAGTGATTGCAACTTTGTAGATAATATTCTTGCAGTTCTTGACTGCCGTTGACCGACGAACTCCAGCGAATCATCAAAAATGTACTGAACTTTTTTCTCTCTTCTGGCGTTAGCTCATCGTAAAACTCTCTGTTTTTACGATCAAGCTGTGCCATTTCATTGCTGATATTTAACTTGTCCATTTTTTACCATGCTTGGTTGTAGTCTACAATTTCACAATTCCTGCTGATGTCTTTGACAAAATACACACAGTCTGGTTCAGGATCATTGGTCAACGGCACACATAATATTTGACCATTTTTTAGTTTAGGTGCATACCAGTTGACATCATTGTAGACATCTAAAATTTCAATGTCCAGGAAACTTGGTCTGAAACTGCTGATTGGATTGAATTGAAATGCTTTGAAACCTCGATCATTGATGCTGGTCAGCGGCAGTACTTCTAGGTCGCCAAGATCTGGTTCACCAATTAGAATCTTCCAGTCCATTGGCATTTTAATGGTGTGTTCTCCTATGCGAAGAACCAAGGCTGGACTGTTAAAACTTTCTAAGAAAATCAGCGGTATAAAAAAATAATCAGTGTCTGAAGTATCGCTGTTGTCTAAAATGCTAAATCTTAGATCGTCAATTTCCTCCGGTAATACATCAAGTTCGTAGGTTGTGTTGTCTAGTGTTAGTATTTTCATATGTGTATATTACATTAATTGTGGCCATTTGTCAAGCATTTGTTTGGCAAGTATTTGTTTTATATGGTCAGCATATCGTTGTTGCCACTCTTGATCAAGCACATGAAACACAGGATCCGACTCGTGTTGTTCAGGGTGTGCTTCAAGGTCAACTTCTGGTGGTATACGATTAGGCTCAAACTCTTTCAATAACTTTCGATAATAGCTGTGCAATATACTGGTGTGTGGATGATATTTTTTTAAAGATCTACCCATGTCACCCAATGCATACACATAAGGAATATTTTTATCCTTGAGTGTTAATATTAAACTGCGAATGATCAAATATCCTTCTATGTCCCAGATTTCTCTATCAACTGTTCTAGCTACTCCAGTATAAACTGTACGCTGTCTGTCCGTTGGCTTAGTTGGATGTGAGTTGGTGTACCATCTATAAATTCTATCAGGATGCCCTTGGTTCATCACTGTTAGATCTTCGTCAAGGAAGTTAATTCTTGCAGGATTAGGACAACCAATTGCCACACAGTCTGGTTTGTGCATCAAACCTTCAAACAACTGTACTCCCAACAGAGTAGGGCTTGGTCCAGGCACTGCAAAGTTCAGTACTTCAAAGTCTGGTAATTTTTCGCTGAAGTGTTGTCCTGGCCATCTTGGATCAGCGGTGCTTAAACTGTCGCCGATGATCAATAATTTAGGTTTCATGCTATCTTCATCCAGTCTAGTTTCTCCGCTGTATACGGGTAGTTGGCTTCTTTGTAAAACTGTTTGCGTTTTGTAAGATGCCTTTTTGCAAACTTGCACGTCGACGTGATATCCCAGATTTGTACATGGTCCTTGTCTTCGGCTTTTCTAATACCTCGGCCAATTGACTGTATAACCCTAACAAAGCTCTTTCCGGGCTCAATAAGAACCAAATTAAAAATACGAGGGATATTAATACCCACAGCGGCCACACCGTAAGTCGCCACAATAATCTTGTCAGATGATAACGCAACTTCGTCATAGTGTTCCTTTCTTGTTGTTCCTTTGGTTCCGCCACTGACAAACACAGCACGGTCTCCGAGTCTTGCTACCAGTTCCTCACCAGCACTGATTCTGTCTACTAGAACTAGAGTGTTGCCGGTTTCGTTTACCTTTTTAATAAGCCCGGCCATGGTGTCGAGCCTGCCTTTTTCCTCCAGTAGATACTTTAACTCACTTTGATAGTTGGCATATTCTACATGGTCTACCAATTGTACAATATTCACATGACATTGTGCAAGTACTCCTTTGTCCTGTAGTTCACTGGCAGCCAGTCGAGAAATCACAGGACCAAGACTGACATGTATTGCTTCGAATTCAAAACGCTCTTTGGGCACAGTACCAGTCAATCCCCATCGAATTGGCACTTGTGCAAAAACACTGGTCAACAGAGTTTTTAGTGCATCAGCTTTGGCCATGTGTACTTCGTCGACCATTACACATACTACACCTTCGATAAAATCATGTATGCTGACTTCAGCTTCACCTGACTTGGTTTTCTTCATCATGTTGTTGAGGCTTTGCCATGTGCATATGGTATGTGTACGACTGTATTCTTTTCTATCTCCGAAGTACACCCCAACATCTAGTCCTAAATTTTTGTAATCTGCTTCGGTTTGTCTAACCAAATCTTTGTTGGGCACAATAACAATACTGCGACCATATGGTTCTACACATTGACTTAAGGTGGCTGTCATTAATGTTTTACCTGCACCTGTGGCAATTTCCTGTAGACATTGCGGGTTGGCCAAAAAGTCATTGACAATTTTTACCTGATAGTCTCGCAGTCGAATTGGTTCTCCGGCCTTGGGATGGCCAGCGGGCCAGACCTTGTCACCAAATGTATCTTCGGTTACTGGGCTAAAATTAAATGTAGTAGAATAAGTTCTACGGTCATCCAGCTCAATATCATAATCATATTCTTCTAGTATTGGCAATATCTCTGGTAGTAGGTTAACATAGGTACTGCCGCCAAGTTGGAAAAAGCTGGCTTTGCCATCCCACCTGCCTAGTCGTACTGCCGGAAGATATCTTGCATAAGGAATATCAAATTTAAATTTATTGACCAACGCTCGCCGAGCCGTGAGATCAAGTCCTTCTAGTTTGATATTGACTTCATCTGTGATGATAATATTACATTGTTTCATTCTAAGTACACTTTATTTACTAGTTGTCGGGATCTAATCGTGTTCATAATTTCATCTTTATCATGGTGTTTGGCCAAGTTGGCCACAGGGTAACGATATGGCAATAAGTCAACATGGTTAAAAAAATCATATCCTTGTTGACGAAAGAACTCTTGATTTTTTAAAAAATATTCTTGCATATTTTTAATATTGGCATTGACTTGATCGTTGGTAAAATTAAAAAATCTTGCCACAAAATCGGCACTGTAGTGATCAAATGGTTTGAACGCATCAGCATGCAGTACATCATTGTCGATGGCAAGGTCTTCTAGAGTCTTGCCTATTTGAACATAGCTTAGACAGATCGATCCCCAGGCTGGATTGAGATTTCCGTATCTAGATTTTACTGCCACAGGCAACTGCTGTGTCTTGGGCATGCCCCACCAGGTACACACTATCCTAGGAGTATTGTTTTTATCCATCCGTTGTGCTGTTTCCAATTGATGTATTGCAACATTCAATTCGGCCAGTGCCAGCCTTGTGCGAATTGGTGCGTTGATCCAGTAGTCGTGTGTCTGTTGATCTAGCCCACGATGGTACTGTTCAAATATGGTATGAATGTAATTTAGATAATCTTGTGTGCTGTCAAAGGGCTTGTCAATTATAACTTGATGGCTGTTGATTGTGTCGATCAACTGTTTAATTTTAGACTCAAACCTATCAAGCTCTTGTTCTTGTGTATTAAACCCTGTGAATCGTTCGGGATGATCAAGTGGATAAGTGCCGCGATTGTCCATGCGCTCAAGCCATAGCTCGGTTATGGGATTGTCAATTAAGTCAAACTCCAGGTCAAAGTTGTCAGTGCCTATGTCTAGGTGTAGAGATTTATAACGCATGTCTTAGTATACAGTATTTAAACACACAAGTCAAAAAAAGAGGCACCTTTTACAGCGCCTCTTAAAGGATTGCCCAGGAGCTAAACAGTAACGGCAATCCAAACTTAACTACAACACATACATATTAGATAGGCCAGTAAACAGGCCAGTACGGGATGGCCAAATATGATCAATGCCAACACACATAGCCATCCCATATCTTCATCCATTATGCAGGTTTCATACAGGTTGTTTCTGCCATGCGCTTCCAATTGCCGGCAAAGCTCTTGCGCAAATCTGCAATCTTAAGAGCCATACGCAATGACATTTCACGCAAACGAGCTTGGTTGGTATCCATAAAGTTGATGATCTCATCGCATGTGACTTCGTCAAAATCATAGTCTTGGAACAACACGCCATCTTTGGCAATTTGCTTGATACGCAAAATCTTGTCACGCATTGTATCCAATGTCAAGTCAAGATAGTGACAACGACTTTGTAGTGCATCCAAGTGATCACGCAATTTTTGCGATTTCATTTGATCAAATTTCAAGTTGGTAATAAAGATAACGCTACCTTTGAACTCAAAGCTGTCTGGGATGCCTTCTCTGCGCAAAGTACTAGACTCTGACAACCAACTAATTTTACGCTTCTTGCCTGAGTCCAAGGCACCCTTCAGCAAGTTAAGTGCAACATCGTCAACTAAAATACTGTCACAGTCATCAAACACCAATACACAATTGGAGTCTGAATACTTGTAAAGAGTTTGATACAATCCAATAGGAGTGGCCGAACCTTTTACAACCTCGGCTCGTAATTTTTTACCTGCAAGTTTATCAAACAAACAGGCTTTATCAATTTCTTGCTCTACACCAAAGCTCTTGCCAACACCGGGAGGTCCTGACACAATCATAGCACGAATGTCACCGGCAGTGGCCGCTTTTGTCATGTCATGCAAGATTTCAAAACGCTCGCGGATACGAGTCATTGCTTCTTCCTCAGTTTCGATTGGCTCTACTACTTTGGGGAAATTCACTTGTTTAGCTGTACTTGATTGCATAGTATCCTTTGATGTAAATTCAAGTTCTTCAATACCATTGACCTTAACACGAACTACGTCGTGCTCGGGTCCAAAATAACCTTCACTTTTTACAGTGACATATCCACCTTTTGTGCCCACTGTAAAATCTTTGACTAGTAAAAAACTAGCATTTTTAACTGGGATATTACGATATGTACCGTTACGAATTGTAATTGTGCTCATTTAATACACTCCTGTTTTGTTACTGTCTAAGCATTAATTATACTGCAACCTGGGTGTTTTGGTCGACCAAAATCTGTTGTGTAAATACCACGCCGCCGTATGCTTTTTGATATGTTTCAGCTACAGTTTTTAGGAAAAAAGTGTGGATTTTTCCGGAACTTGTAACTAATGTGTACTGCATTTAGGCTTCCTTTTTACTGTTTAAGCTGTAATTATACAATAATTACCAACTTGGGTCAACCATTTTCCCGGGTTTAGGAATTATGTTGTAGATCTACAACAACCCTGATTGACTACCGGGTGGGGAGTCTGCAACTTGTTTGTTGTTTTTATGCACCCGGGCAGTCGTTAATATACAACATAGTAACACCATCAAAGGTGTCTACTTCTAGCATGTCAGCACTCACAGGGCTAGAGTACTCCATGTTCATGCCCATGTGCACGGGCATGTTGGGATCCATGGCACTCAGGATACGGATCATGTCTGCTACTGTAATTGCATTGCTCATTTTGTACTCCTTGTTGCTGTCTATGTATCTATTGTAGCAAAATGGGCAAAACCAGTCAACTACCGCCAATAAAAAACCCTACATAAAGTAGGGTTTTAATTGTAATACTTAAGTATTAGTTTTTATTCTGGTTTAAAAAATCCGCTTTGTTCGCCGGGAATTCCAAAATCAAATGTTACAGTAGAGTCCACTGGCGTTAATACATAACTTTGTACAGCCACATGTGGATCCTCACCTTCTAGTAGCAAATTAGCTCTAGTGTCTAGTCCTGCTAACTGAGTATCGTTGGGATAAATTGTATTTTTTCCACAATGAGATGTGTACAAATCAGGTACTCTAGCACCCCAGCCGCCTTTGGCTGCAATCGATGCTTTGATATCGTCAGGAGTGTTAGTTAGATTAAACAAATAAGCTGTTTCTTCAGGGCCTAGGTTAGGATTAGTTTGATAACTGTAATCCCAAAACATAACTCCAATCAGCACTACACCTTCAGTAACAGAGATTGATATTGAATGTTTGCTGTCATAGCTGTTGTCGAGGTCAAATGTACCAGTGGCTAAAAAACTCTCTTTTCCTTCGGTTGTAGCTGAAAATACGCCTTCAAATACCTGGGTGCCATCGATGGTGATGACGCCGGCGGCTGGTTGTGCTAAAATAGTTCCACCTAGTTTCCATCTGCGTTGTGTTGATACTGTAGTTGTCATGTTTAAAAATCTCCGATATTGTATTTATAGCAATCAAGTATTAATTCTTTGAATGTCTGCTTCTATACAGTTTTTTCCATACTGTATTTCTATTATTTTCAATGGCATTACAGTTTCGTTACACAATTGATGCCATTCTTGTTGTTTGATGTGTATATGATCAAACTTGTTGTAGACTCCAGACAATTCAGTATCTGTACTGGAATTTTCTATTGTGTATACTGTTGCAGTTCCTTCAGACACAAACCAATGCTCAGCTCGATCAGTATGGCGTTGCATACTGAGCTTGCCACCAGGTTCTACTGTTAGTTCTTTGAGTTTGACTTCTTGTCCGTTTTCGTGTAGCACACGATAATATCCCCATTTTCTAGAAGTTTTTGGGGCTTTCCATTCTTCAAGTATCCAGCTACTGGAATTCTTTTTATCTTCTCCGCCGATCCCAAATACAAATTCAATGTTGGCATCATCAACATCCATTTCTGGAATATTGTCAGTGGTCCTATCACCGCCATTGGCAAAGATAATTTTTGCATCAGGATACATGGCCCTGACACCCATGATGGCATTTTTACTACTGCCATCTGCGTCTGGATAACACACAACTTGATCAACTACTTTTAAAGAGCTGACAATTTTTTCTCTTTCGTGTATGTGCATGAATGGCTTGCCTTTTTTACGCTCTAACCATTCATTAGAATTTAACCCAACTATTAACATATCGCCCAACCGTCGAGCGGCTTCAAAGTATGCAATGTGCCCAGAATGCAGTGGGTCAAATCCCCCAGTGACAAGTACAATATTCATCCAGTACTTATTATTGCTGTCCCATCCAGGATAAACTTTTGTCTAACCAAGGTACAATTAAATCTCGTTCTCTAGCATAGCCGTATTTGTTGACACTTTTTGCTAGACTCTCAGGCAATAATCCAGACTCTGCTAGATCATACCAACTGGTTTCTCTAACATTTCGTGCAGGTTGATCTGTGTTGTAGACAGCCGCATGTATCCAAGGGCTGTTGGCTCTCTTGGAAAAGAATCCTTCTGCGCAGTTCCACCCAGCCAGTGCAAGATGATGAATCAAACTAATCATGGTCCAATTATAAAGTTGGCCATCCTGTTGATCGTAGGCTTTAACTGAACCTTCTACATTGACATTTTGTGGGAATATCAACACCAGCATTCCACCAGGAGCTGAAACTTTACGCCAGTGTTTGAGAGCATCCAACGGATATTGAAAATATTGAAATACATCATGGCACCAGATCAAATCAAAGTTTTTGTATGCGGCAGTGTATTCTTTTTCTAGGTCTTGATTTGTGTACTTGACATTTTTATACCTGGCAGTCATGCGACATGATTCCATTATATCTACTGCTGTACAATCAATATTTAATGGTACAGGAATTTCATCATTGCTCATTCTTGTTGCCCACCACTCAATGTCAAGACCTTCTTGTCCGGATCCAAAATCAGCCATGGTAGTTATACTTTCCATGAAATCGTTGTATCCTTCTAATAGCTCAAGAGTTTGTAAACTATGTCGGTGGCTGTCTTGTAGACTGCTGAACGAGCTACGAATTTTTGTCATTTTATTTCCATTATATTTGAATGTCTTCCATACCAGCTGTTCGCAGACGAACAATATGTCCCATCTGCCATTGCTTGGTATCTAATCCTTTGAGTATGCCCAACCATCTGTTGCGCAGTAGTGCCACTTCATTGATGATGGTCTCAAAGTCAATTACTTCATCTTCGCCATCGACATATTTTTCTGCATCTCTACTGGTAAGTGCTCGTGCATATCCTTCGAGATACTTTTGAAAATGCCGACGTCGAATCCTGCGTAGCTGTATATTTAAGTAGTTTAAAACTGCTTCAATTTCTTGTAGCTGATTAAATCTGTGTTCGGTGATGCCCGGCAACTCTTTGATATTCCGTTCAACTACTCCGCCAATTTTACAATCTCGCTTGGCGTCAAGCAGTTCTTGGTCGTAGTGGGCTATAAAGTCTGGTATTGCACCAAGATCAGCAACTACTCGGCTATACCACATTAATTTTCCCAGTCATCTTCGTAGTCATCGTCTTCGTCATCCTCGACTTCTTCGACTTCTTCGACGTCATCCATGCTGGCATGTATACCAATGGCTTTTTTAATATCTGAATCACCAGCAAATGCTGATTTGATATCTTCGTAACTGATGTCATGATCTACCAACAGATTAACTACAATATCTGCGGCATCGGCACGGTCTGGTGGGCTGATAAATCGTTTTAGTTCTGTCCACATGTCAGCTGTAACTTCAATCATTGGGGTTCTCCTTATTAATTTAATTGTTTACTTACCTTCAAACTATAAAGTTTGTAGCCAGGTAGTAAGATTTTGAAAAATGTTTATATTTCCGTTGATGGAAAAATGATTAATTAATCCTGGCTCAATGACTGCCAACTCAGTTACATCCAATGCATTGGCCTCTACAACAAATGGCCTGGTTGAATGTAGAGCATGCAACACTATAACAGGATGTCCATCAAGCATGGACATTATTTTTTCTCTGTACAAACGGTATGTTGTTTCATAATATTCGTTGTCGTAGTGATGTAAGAAAAATCCACGAGCCGCAGATAAACTACGATTAAAAAAATTACCTAGCTTTCCAGCATGGTATTCAATGTCAGAGTAAATCAAGTCAGCATTAGAGTGCAAAGAATCGCTGGAATGAATTGGGTGCTGTCTTGTTTCAACTCTGTACGGACTTGTGTGGCTTACAATAACAGCATCGTACTGATCAAGATTGCCAGCTGACATCAGCTGACGATATATCTTGTACTCGCTTACACCGCATTCTGCCAAGTTAGTTACCTGGTGTTCTTTGGCCAGTAAATTTGGCCAGCCCAAATAAGGATTATATTTAACTGACCAATCAGCGGCAAAGCTATCACCAATGATCAATACCTTACTCATCAACTGTTTCTTCAACTAGTACAGACTCTGTTTTTTGATTACTAAAATCCTGCATGATCTTGTCAAGACAGCCGCCTTCGTTGGCTTCCCATTTTTTACGGAATTGTTTGATAATTTCACCATCGCTGGTGGTAAACACCAGGCTGTTGCCTTCCTTCTTCAGTAGGCCTTTTTTCTCAGCAAGGTCGACTAGACCTGAATAAGGGCTCATACCTGTTTCATACGGAATCTTAACTTGTACGCCTTCAAAAGGTTTAGCATAGCGTGTCTTCATGACTTTACATGCACTACGGATACCCATGACATCTGATATCTTGTTGCCGTCTTCATCTTCTTTTAGTTTTAATTTCTTCATGGCAACAACAATACTACTAGCATAGATAAAGCCCTGACCACCGGAGATTTTATCATCCGGGTCAAACATGTCTTGACTTGCATATGTGTGGTTGGTACATACCAAACCTACATTATAACTACCAAACATATTGACGCAATTACGAACAAGTGCAGTCAATGCTTTGGGCTTACGACCCAAGTCACCTTTCATTTCACCTGCATCAAATTGGTTAACGTCAGTGGGTGTTAATAACATACCTAACGAGTCAATGACAAACATGACCTTGGGACGCTCGCCATCGGGTAGAGCTTTATAGTCGCTCATGAATGTTGAAATTGTTTTTGCCACATCATCAATCATGGCCATTGATAGTTTGAGTAACTTACTATCGCTGGTGTCTACACCCAGTGCCTTGAGCCAATCTTCATCCAACGCATTTTCACTGTCAATGAGAATAACAAAAATTCCTTGCTCTTGTGCGTTCTTGATGATGTTGCCGCTACAGATATAGCTTTTGCCTGCACCT